AGATCATAGTGTTTGATGACTACTCTAAACTTCCTCAAGGCTACATTCAAGCATTCCTTGCTTTAAACCAGAATGTCATTTTAGCCATCCTTACCGGAGATTCTAAACAGAGTTTCCATCATGAATCCAATGAGGATGCCTACACAGCCACCCTGGAACCCAGCATTAACACCTACCAACCCTTTTGCCGTTATTATTTGAACATCACTCACCGCAACAAACCTGACTTAGCCAACAAATTGGGTGTCTACTCTTGCTCCAGTGGCACTACATCATTCACCATGTCATCCCAAGCTCTCAAAGGCATGCCCATTCTTTCCCCCAGTATAATGAAGAAAACTGCTCTTGGTGAAATGGGCCAGAAAAGCATGACATACGCCGGTTGCCAAGGTCTTACAACTAAGGCAGTCCAAATTCTTTTGGACACTAACACACCTTTATGCAGCTCCAATGTCATATACACGGCCCTCAGTCGTGCTGTTGATCATATTCATTTCATTAACACTGGACCCAACTCAACAGACTTCTGGGAGAAACTTGATTCCACACCTTACCTCAAAACCTTCTTAGACTGTGTTCGGAGGAAAGAATGAATGAAATGTCGCAGTAGAAGAACCACCCACTCCAGTACCGGCTCCTACCACCCACTTCCCAAAAGTCAACCCCACCACAGTGATTGAATCATATGTCCATGATCTCCCTGAAAAACATGATAGAGAAATCTTTTCTGAGACTCATGGCCACTCTAATGCAATTCAAACTGATAACCCTGTGGTCCAACTCTTTCCCCACCAACAGGCTAAAGATGAGACCCTTTACTGGGCCACCATTGAGGCCAGATTACAATGTACTTCATCAGAAGAAAACCTCAAAGAATTTCATCTCAAACATGATATTGGTGATATTCTCTTCCTCAACTACAAACAAGCCATGAATCTTCCTCAAGACCCTATACCTTTCAACCCAGACCTCTGGACCCTTTGCAAACAGGAAATTGAGAACACGTATCTCAAGAAAAGTGCTGCTGCCCTTGTCAATGCCGCCACTCGACAATCACCTGATTTCGACTCACATGCAATAGCGCTCTTCCTGAAATCACAGTGGGTCAAGAAAACCGAGAAGATTGGTTGCCTCAAAATTAAAGCTGGCCAGACCATTGCTGCTTTTATGCAACAAACTGTCATGATTTATGGTACAATGGCCCGCTACATGAGAAAATTCAGAAACCAATATTGCCCAAGG